CAGAAAAGTACCGAGGGCAGGGTGATCTGCGATAAGATCACCCTGCTAATTGGCCCGTTTTACCACAAACGGGCGTCTACTCCCCACCGTCATAGATAGCGTCCAGCTCACCGATTGTGGGTATTTCAAACCCAGACTCGGTGAACATACGACGGAACCATTGACGGTATTGAGAGCGGTGGTACAATAGCGAGTACGCCGCCGCTACATCTGGCAACACTTCCTTCTTAGCATGCAGTATGCTAAAAGCGTGTTTGCCAGCGTACAGCGGTTCAACCCGCATCCCTGCGAAGAGCATTCCAGCGAATTCGTTGCCCTCGTCAGCTTTCTTGACGATGCAATACTGTCCAAGGGTCTCAAGATACTTCTTGAGGTCCTTGGGTTTCTCCTGGAGTGTGTCGTCACCCATCGCCATGACGACTCCAATTGCCTCACCAATCTCCAGACACACCCTAATATGGAGCAGAAACTGCATAATCGAGTTGTCTGCGATTGTGTTAACGCAACCGCTCTTCATCACACCTGGATATTTCTGTCGTAAGACTACGCCAGCACTGGTCACGAATAGCGCATCAATGTACAACATTCTGTACCTCATCTCCGCTAGTCGTTTCCAGGTGCTGTTCATGTTGCGACACAAGCGTTGTCTCACCTTAAACACCAAGTCAATAAGCCATAGATGAACCGTCCAGTCCCAGGACGTTTTATCTATCGCCAACCACTTCTTTCGAGGCATGCACTTCCAGCCTCCTACATATGGCGACCATCCCACCTTGGACGGAACCATATCCCATTGAGCGTACATAGTCTCGTTCATATCATCGAACAGCATGTGATCGATGATCTGATCTACCACACTAACCGAGGCAATAAGCCGGAACTTACTGTCTCGTAGCTTCTTCTCCTTCAGCGGTTCTGGTTTGACGAACAATCTGATCGGATCAGCGGTTCGTTCACCGCGCAGGAGAGCTGCTATCCTGTGGTTAACTATGTCCCACATTTCATCTACTCTACTAGGATCCGGTACACCACTCTCATTGACCTTGAATAGGTCCTTGTTAGTGGGGTTCCGAACACAATAGGGGTAGCCGGGACTAGACTTCCACTCCAACTTGTCCACTACCCTAAGATAGTGTTCCTTGGTTAGGAAATCTTCCGGTACGCTCCATCGGGCCGCTTTATGTGCATCAGTTGCTATTCCTAACAACTTTTCCTCATCAAATCGAGTCATGGGGTCTTGCCTGAGTCCTCTACGTGCTCCCGCATGTTGTGCGAGCGATTTTACTTCGGCTGCGTGGCCGAAGCGGGGCCAGCCATAGCCCTTCGCTCGCTTCTCAAGTACTCTTCTAAACGGTTCTGAGATTGAACCATTTGGTACAGGAGTTTCTCCCATGGCAGGGAGTCCTGCTTCTTGCTGGACGTACTCGAACTCCTCTTCGAGGATCTGTTCTTCCTCTTCGGTGAGTTCGAGCGCGGGTCTAAAAAAGCTTGGGTCTCAGGGGCTGTTTGCACCACGACTCTAGCGTCGCCTGGATACGCGCTTTCCGGCTTCGCCGTTCTGTGCGCATTAGCGACGTGATTAGCTAGTCGCAAAGCGGTCTGACACGTGATGTCACAAATTTCACACTTGTGCTTCACGTGCTTGGCTTGATGTTTGGTGAGATCCGATTCCGAGGTCGTCTTCGCTCCACACTCTTCACAATCATACGTCACGATTGGTTTTGGCTCCTTCTTCTTGCTGATTTTTGTCTTTATGTATTCCTCCACTATGGTTAATCTCTCCTGCAAATCTTTGATGTCTTCCAACACCTTGGTATTCAGGAGAGAAAAACCCGTTTCCTCACCGGAGGGTCCATGTTGCTTCATAATCAGCGTGGCCAATTCTATCGGATTCTGCTTCTTGGGTTCTTCAGCAGATTCCGCTTTCCAATCGGGGTCGAAATCAACATTGCCTCCCCAAGATCCCAAGTCCATATCATCGGCGTTTTCCGCTAAAGCCTCTAGCAGCTTGGCGTCCCATTTTGTGTTCTTGAAGCTCTTCATCTGATAAGCCGCATCCTCCGAGTTATTGCTGCTCGGAAGAAAGATCGCCTCATTCTTGATTTTCTTCTTCAGTTCATTCACAAATAGAGCTGCTGCCACGCCCAGGTTCTTTTCCATGGATGCTCCTGTGTGCATCCCAACCACGCGGTCCTGCGCGACATAAGCCGCCCCTGACATACCTGGCACCGTTGAACCTGAATAGCGCAGAACGCCGATAATATTGGTCTTATTGACCGTTCCCATTGAATAACCTTTCTGTCCTGTGCAGCGCACATGGCAGCTGGTTATTGGGATGGTCTTTGCCGATCTCGTTCCCAATGTTGTCCACTGACTATCTTCCAACCAAACGTACGCTACGTCAGGGTGAAGCTTGGACGGCTCATGATCAGTGGGTATGACTACCCTCCCTCTTGAGCCCTCCAATAAGATCTCACTACCTGTCAGTACGTGAGTTGGAAGCACCAGCCAGTTCTCAACCCGTATGCCGTATCCTTGATGCGAGTTCACGAAGACCCCAGGTAAGAGAACTCTTACCTGGAACTTCGGGACTTCTCCTTCTCTGAATTCGGATCCAGCTTGCATCGCCTCATACTGTATGCCACGGACTTTGTACGATACTCTCCGCATGGAGTAGTACACGTAACCCATAGATATCCAGATGGAGGCGAGAATCATTAGTACCACCAGTAGAAGAGAGAGTAGAGTTAGATCTACTCTCTTCACCAACGCTGTGACGTCTGAGATCAAGCCGCTGAAATAGTCTGGTTCTGGCTCTGGTTCCGGTACGAAAGATTGTACAATTAATTTGTACAGACTATCGTACTGGTACCACATCGCGTGTTTCGCGACGCTAACCAGTGCCATTACAGCAGCTGTCGCCCAGGCTCCACAACATAGGACTAGCACCGTCCCCAACAGTGCCCGCGCACATAGCAGCGTAGCCGAGAGTGCAATCTTCTTTGCTCTCTCCTTGAGACCGTTCCTGGAGAAAAGAGTGTCTCCAACTTGACTCTCCACCTCCAGACGCGCCGTCTCTCCTACGAAGTCCACTAGGTCTTCTACTGACATTTTTCCGCAATTTAAAATTTTCTCGTTTTAAATTTAACGTGGGGATGGCTTTTATATAAC